CGCTACGACGAGCGGCACGGCCAAACGCGCGGCATGGACGCCATGTACGCCGCCTGCAATGGCGACCTCGACACGGCCACGATTATCGCCGACTGGCTGACGCCGGACGAAGCTTAGGCCGCATCTGACCACCACGCCCGGACGCAACGCGGCCGGGCATCTCGAAGGGAATTTACCGATGACCGAGTATCGACTCATCTGGACCCACTTCCACCGCGACGACGTGGGCGTATTCGCCACCGACGCCGAGGCGGAGAAGTGGGCGCTTGCGAAGGTCCGCGAAGTCTTGAACATCCACGACACGGACCTGATGCCCGTGATTGGCGAGTGGATGCCGGAGCACGTCGAGCAGGACGGCCGCCGCATCTGGTCGCGTACTTATCACCGACCGGCCTGTCGAGCGCTTGAGTACGACCTGCCGACGGCGGTGCTGGAAGTGTGGCGAAACATTTAACCGGAGGAAAAATTCATGACCGAAATCGAAATGACGTTCAAAGTGCGCAAAGTTGATGGCGGAGAAAAGACGTATTCGCTTCGTGACACATACAACGCGGCGGAGGTTAGCAGTCAATTGGGTTGGGCGATGGGGGAAATTGCCGTCCTGGCGTCATGCGACGAAGTGGATGAAGTATTGCGCGGATTTGGTTTGGCTCTTGGCCGATACGAAGGCGAGGTGATTGGCAAGCTTAGCGCTTGTTTGGGGCGTGCGTACAGCGACCAAATGGACCCGCGCAAATGTATTGAAGTCAATTGGATCGGCCAGGATTGCAACAAAGCCGAACAGGAGTCCCCGCCATGCCACTAAGTGTCACCCGCAAGCCCGGCGAGGGCCTGCGAATCGAATTCCAGCGCTGCGACGGCTCGACCGTCGAAGCGATGATCCGAGTCCACCACCGCGAGGACGGCGACCGCTTCCTGCTGACCTGCGACGCGCCCCGCGAAGTGCGGTTCGTGCGCGAGGAACTCGAACGGAGGCCCCGCCGTGATTGACTGGCTGCTCGACGGCCTGATCGTGTTGGCGGCCCCGCTTGCCACCCTAGCGGTGATCGCGGCGGCGGCCGAGGTTTGTTTGTTTGGACTTTATCCCTAGGAGACGATTGTGATTCCGAAATCAGAACTAAAAGACGCGCTCGACGAGATCGCCGATCGCGGCGAAGAACACGGGCAGATGCACGCCCTGTCTGTGCGGTTCGACTGCTGGCTCGATGTCCACGACCGGGGCGATAAGCATTGGCTCGCCGAGCGCCGCAAGGGCATCGGCGGCTCCGACGCCGCCGCCGCTGTGTGCGTCTCGCCCTGGAAGCACGCCCTCGGCCTGTGGGCCGAGAAGGCGGGCCTGGTCGAGCCCGAGGCCCCGGCCGACATGCAGGCGGTGCGCATGGGCCATCTGCTCGAACCGGTCGTGCTCGAAGCCTACCGGCAGGAGTACCCTGACGCGCAGTGCGACCTGTGGCCGCAGCACGTGATCGTGCACGACGACGAGCGGCCTTGGCTCCGCTGCACGCCCGACGCGATCGGGTGGGATCCGGCCCGGAAGGACTGGTATCTCATCCAGATCAAGACGGCCCGCGAAACGGCCCCACGGGAGACGCCGGTCCACTACGAGATCCAGTGCCAGCACGAGATGATGGCGACCGGTCTCGACCGCTGCCTGCTCCTGACCCTCTATGGCGGCCGAGACCTGACGGTGGTGCAGCTCGACGCCGACAAGGCCGTGCAAGGATGGCTGCTCGACGTGGAAAGCCGACTGTGGCAGGCGGTCGAATCGAAGCAGCGGCCGACGTGGGCCGAGGAGTTCGGCGACCCGCGACAAGTGGCCGCCGACATGAAACGGGTCTACCCATGGGACGACGGCGAGATCGTCGAGCTGGACCCGCTGTTCGCTCAGATTTCCTCCGACTTGGGCGCGTGGAAGCGGCAGCGAAAGGAACTCGACGAGCAGATCGAGTACGCGGAAAGCCGCATCAAGACCGCCATCGGTCCGCACGTCGCGGGGTCGCTGCCGGATGGCTCCGGGGCGTGGTATTGGCAGACACAGGAGCGCAAGGGTTACACCGTCGAACCGTCGACCGCCCGAGTGCTGCGATTCAAGAAAGCGAAATCGACTGAATTCCGAGATCGAGCGTTGAAAATGGCAGACGAACTAATGCAATCGAACTGGAGTGAAACCAATGAGTGACGCAACACAAACACCGCAGCAAACACCCGCCCAGGCGAAGCCGAGCGGCATTGTGATCGACTTGGCCCACGCGGCGGCATTGTCCGTCAAGCAGGGCGGCGGGGCGAATGTCGCCACGATGCTCGACGCCATGAACGTCGCGAAGGTCTTGGCCCTGTCGGCCCAGGCCGTTCCGCCGCACTGTCGAGGGAACCCGGGCATCTGCCTCGGGATCGTCCTGGCCGCCGCCGAACTGAATCTGTCGCCGACGGCCCTGGCCAACAAGACGTACGTCGTCAACGACCGGCTGGCCTACGAGTCGCAGGCCATCCATGCCATCGTCGAGCGTCGTGCACCGCTCGCCCGGCGGCTCCGGCCTGTGTACATGGGCGAAGGCGAGAATCGGCAGTGTCAGGTCAAAGGGTATTTGCACGGCGAGGAGGAGCCGTTCGTTTACACGTCGCCGAAGATCAAAGACATCAAGCCCAAAAACTCGCCGCTTTGGGCGACCAAGCCGGACTTGCAGCTCTGGTACAACGCGGTCCGCGACTGGGCGCGGATGTACGTCCCCGACGTGATCCTGGGCATGTACACCGCCGACGAACTGGACGCGCCATCCGCGCCCGCATCCCGTCCGCCACGCACGGCCGCCGAGGCGATGCAGCGGGCAACCGCTCCGCGAACCGTGGTGACGCAAGTCGCACCGCCACCGCCGCCACCCGCAGGCGTGCCTGGGGACTCGCCGGCAATGGCCGCCTGGCGTTCGTCGATCGACGCCGAGGCCGCAGTGGGTCGCGACGTGTCGCGGTGGGCGATCCCCGCGACGCTGACCGAGGAGGAGTTCGAGGAAGCTGTGACGTACCGAGATATTTTGACGGCCGCCCGCGAGGCGGCGAAAGGAGATGAGAAGTAATGAGTGACATCACCATCCGAAACGTAGGCCCAATCACCGAATGGGCCATCCCGCACCCCGAAGAAGGCGGCGTGGTCGTTCTCGCCGGCCGCAACGGCTCCGGCAAGTCGACGGCCCTCGAAGCGATCCGCGCCGCCATCGGCGGCAAGGCGGACCTCTCCGCCCGCGACGGAACCGCCCGGGGGACGATTGAGGCCTTCGGCGCGACGATAACCGTGGCCGCATCGACCCGCCGCCGTGGCGAGGCCGATGTCGTCTCGATCGAAGGCCGCGGCGACGTGGCCGCCCTGGTCGACCCCGGGATCGCCGATCCGGTCGCGGCCGACGCGGCGCGGGTCCGGGCCATCGTGGCCATCAGCGGCCGGTCACTCTCCGCCGCCGACTTCCGCGACTTGCTGCCGGACCCGGCCGAGTGGGAGCGGCTCGTGGGCGAAATGGCCGCAGGCGATCCGGTGACGCTCGCCGGGAAAATTAAGAGAGCCATCGAAGCCGAGGCCCGCAAGCACGGCGAACGGGCGGCGGCGGCGATGTCGACGGCCCAGACGCTCCAGCGGGAGAACGCGGGCATCGACACCACGGGCGAGCACGACGCGGCCGTCCTGGCCGAGCGGTACGCTGCGGCGCGGGCCAACGTGGCCGAGCTGCAAGCCGACGAGCGAGCATACGCGGCGGCGGCCAAGCGGCGGGCCAATGCCGAGGCGGAGCTTGCGGGCGTGCAATTGGCGGCGGGTGACCTGGCGGCGGCCGAGCTGCGAATGGCGGACGCCGCTGCGAGGCTAAAAAAGCACGCGGACGACTGGGCGCTGATGACACAGCGACTCGAACAGGCGAAGAAGGCCCTGGCCGGTGCCGAAGCCGATTGGAGGATTGCGTCGAGTTTGCACGAGCACGCAATGGCGGACCTCGACGCGATCAAGGCCCGCGCCGCCCACGTCGAGACGCTCGCCAGGATCGCCGCCGAACCGCTGCCACCGGAAGTGTCGCCCGCCGACCGCAACCACGTCGAGGTGCGAGTCGCCGACGCCAAGTCGGCAATGGAAGTCGGCGGCCGCATCCGCGAAGCCCTGCGGCGGAAGGAGGAGATTGAGCGGGCCCATGCCAAGGCCAGCGAAGCCGCCCGCGACGAACAGCGGCTACGCGGCGCGGCCCGTGGCGTGGACGGCGTACTGTCGTCGGTCGTCTCCGCCTGCTCCGCCGCCCTGCGGGTCGACGATGGGCGCATCGTCACCGATACGGCTCGCGGCCAGACGCTCTACGCGGACCTAAGCCACGGCGAACGCTGGCGGCTGGCCATCGACTTTGCTATCCGGGCCGTGGGCCGGCGCGGGGTGCTGGTCTGTCCGCAGGAGGCGTGGGAGGGGCTGGACCCCGACAACCGAGAGTCGGTCCGCGTGCAGCTCGAAGGGTCGGGCGTGACGCTCTACACGGCGGCGTGCTCGGACGGCGAGCGCGGGACGTGGTACGCGCGGCGGGGACTGGCGGATGTGGCGGGGCAAGACGGAAAGGATGTGCTGTGATGAGTGACATGGACTGGATCGAAAGGAAAGCGGCCGCCGCGTTGGCGCAAGCCGAAGACGCCGTGAAAGGCGCGGAAACATCGCTGCGCCTCGCCAAGTGGTCGCTGCTGACCGCACGCGAGGTATTTGCGGCCGTGCGGGCCATACGCCTGGGCGAAGGCGTGCCGACGACCACAACGACCACGCCGCCGCCGAAGGAGGAAACATGAACTCGCTCGAACGGCAACGGCGGCTGACGAAGCTGCTGGCGATGGTGCAGACGACGCGGATGGCGCTCAATAACTTGTGCGTCGAGTCGGTGGCTACGATGCCATACCGGAGCGGCGACGGCAACAAAACGCAATACCTTCCCGAAGAACTAAAAGACGCCGACGGAAGCTTGCAAGCCGCATCCCGTGAATTGGCGAAGTTGTTGGTGCGCGAAATTAGGTAGCACCAAAAAAGAAGGCGGCGCGGCTGGCGAGACCGCGCCGCCTGGCGGCGGAAAGACCCAAGAATCATACACCAAAAGCGGCGGCGGGCAAAATGGACGAACCACGACACTGGGTGCGGATACAACGCCGCATCCTTGGCGGGTCGCTGTGGGCGGACCTGCACGGCAGCCGGATTTTCCTCTACCTGATCCTCGCCGCCGAGTGGCGCGAGGGGGCGGAGCGGGGCACGGTCTGGACGACCCGAGCGGCATTGGCCGAGGCCAACCATTGCACGGTCGGGGAACTCGAAGCGGCCCTGAGGCGACTCCGCCGACGCAAACGAATCGAGACGACCCGCGAGCGGAGCGGGATGCGAATCAAGGTCGCCAATTACGACCGGTATCAGCAGTGGAAACGCGACCCGGCCCAGGCGTCGAAGCCGCGAGCCAAGGCCCCGCGCGCCGCAGCTCCGCCGCAACAGGCCGCGCCGGGCGGTCCGTGGCACGATCCCCTGCCGCCGCGAGTCGCCACCGAGACGCCGGTCGTGGTTCCCACCGAGATCGTGCGGGCCGCGTGGTGGCGCGGACGGAAAGACCTCGAAGGCCTGGCCGCCAAGTCCGTGCGGTCGCTGTCGATCCCGGGCGGCGAGACGCGGCATCCGCTGGAGTGGCTGACCGCCGACGAACTCTACCGGCTATGCGAGATCCCGGTGGTCCGGTGGTTCCGGCGCCAGTTATCCCACCCGACGCCGGTATTTCAGGCGACCCAAGTGGACTTGGCGTACGCCATCACGGCTGCCCGCGTATGTGCGGACAAAGCCCCGGAAGCCCGCCGAGCCGCGTTCGCGCAGATGGTGGCGAATCAAACGCCGGAAGTGTGGCGCAAGATGGCTAGCCGGTCCCAGGGCGTGCTATCGCGGGTCGGAGATTGGCTAGCGGCCACGGAGGGCGAGCGGTGAAAGACTCCCAGATCGACGCGGCCTACGAGGCCGAAGAGGCGCTGTGCTGCGCTCTGCTGATGGCCGAGCAGGCCCGCGACGAGGTGCTCGACCTGGTGGACCCTCGGGATATCGTGTCGCCGCAAGTCGGCGCGATCCTGCGAGTGGTTCGCAAGCTGTTCGACGGCGGGCAGCCGATCGCGCCGCCGACCATCGCGGCGGAACTGCGGGCGGCCGGGGACTGGGACCGGATCGTCACCGCCGCCGACTTCGCGCGGATCATGGCCGCTCAGGCGTCTCCGGCGCACGCCGAGTATTTCGCGGGCGTCGTCCGCGATGCCGCCACAATTCGCACGGCCGCCGCTGCCGGGGTTCGGATCGCCGCGGCGGCCCATCAGGCCACGACGGCCGACGACGTACGAGCCGAGGCCACAGCGGCCCTGGAGACGATTCTAAGCCGCGACTGCGAGAAGTCCGCGATGACCTGGGGAGAGGCGATCCGGTCCGCCTTCGCGACCCTCGAAGACCGCTGGAACCAACCCGGGGCCGATGTGAAGGCGCGGACGGGCCTCGAGTCGCTGGACTACGCCTTGGCGGGCGGATTCCGCGCGGGGCAGTTAATTGTGCTGGCTGCTCGACCGAGCGTGGGCAAGTCGTCGCTGGCCACGCAGATGGCCTTCTCCGCCGCCGTCGAGCGGGACACGCCGACGCTCCTCGTGTCGCTGGAAATGAGCGCCCAGGAGCTAGCCGAGCGGATCGTGGCCCAGGCCGCCCAGATCCCGCTCGCGGACATGCTGAGCGGCGACAATCCGCGAGAGACCCGCGAGAAGATCGTCGAGGCAATGAGCCGCACGTCCGAGGCGCCGCTGTGGGTCTGCGACAAGGCCAAGCAGGGTATTCGGTCGATCGCGGCCACGGCCCGCCGATACGCTCGGCGCGACAAGCTGGCCCTTGTGGTGATTGATTACCTCCAACTCATCGAACCGGATAACCCGAAGCTAATGCGCGAGCAGCAAGTCGCGACCATGACGCGGCAACTCAAGCTGCTCGCCAAAGACCTTCAGGTGCCGATTGTGCTCTTATGCCAATTGAACCGCGACGTTGAAAAGCAGGCCCGCAAGCCGCGACTATCTGACCTGCGGGAGTCCGGGGCGATCGAGCAGGACGCCGACGTGGTGATTTTTTTGCACCGCGAAGACGACCAGCAGAAACACAATGTCGATTGCATCATCGCCAAACAACGATGCGGGGCGGCGGCTACTGTACCGCTTACCTGGATCGGTAGGACGACGACTTTTATCGAGCGACAACCCACCGCCGCGGAACTGGCCGCTGCGGCGAAAGCGGTGGATTTCGGGCCGGATTGGAAGTAAGGAGTACGAATCGTGAGTGAGAAGCAAAGGTTTGCGGTCCGCGAGTCGGTCGAAATTTGGGACGAGCGAAGCGGCAGTTTGTTGGCCCACGCCGTGAGTGGCGACCGTGCCATCTTGATTGTCGCGGCCCTCAACGCGGCGTATGTCAGGCAGACCGAGCCAAAGCCGCAGGACTCCGCCACTAGCACCTATCATGTGTATGGATCGCACGACCTGGTGAATCAGACCGTCTGTTATAAGGTCAGGCGCAAAGACGCCGAAGGTGTCGAATACTTGGTCGCACAGTTTGACAATTTTCTCGCCGCGATTAAAGAACGCGATCGACTAAACGCCGAGGCGAAGGCGGCCCTGCAACCCGCCGCCGATCCGGTCGACGCGCCGGACCACTACCGCCAAGGCGAGATCGAGTGCATCGACGCGGTTAAGGCGATGCTCGGCGACGAGGGGTTCGCTTATTGGCTGCGCGGAAATATGGTGGCCTACCTGTGGCGGATGCCGCACAAGGGCAAGCCCGCCGAGGACGCCGGGAAGACCCGCAACATGGCCGAGCGGCTGGTGCGGCTACTGGGCGGGTGAAGTGGTGAAAGTTTTCGAACTATCCCAATTTTTTTTGGAGAGTTGATTGTGGCCGAGCAAGTGGAAAAACTGCCGTCGAAAATCGTCCAGTACAACAACACCGACGACGTGGCTTTATGCGAAGACGGTTCGGTCTGGTATTACGACGCCAGGCCAGATTGCAAAAAATGGACGCAAGTCCACCCGCCGCACGAACCGCCGACGCACGCCGCCGACTTGGCGGAGGCGTTGGAAGTGCTGCGGTCGCTCTGGTCCGAGACGGAACCCGATAGCGCGGAGGGCGCGAAAGCGTACGGCGCGGCAGCACGAGTTCTGCAAAAACACGGAGTGCCCACCAAGTGAACCTAACCCTACCATGGCCGCCGTCCACCAACCACTCGCACCGCCAAGTCCGCGGTCGGGTGGTCTTGCGGGAGTCGACGCGGCAATACCGCGAGGATGCCTACGCGGCGATTCTCCAGCAGATCGGCATTCCGCCGCGCATCGCCCGGCCGGTGCGGATCGTCGCCACGTACCACCCGCCCAAGGGCTATCGCGGCGACCTCGACAATCTCATCAAGCAGACCCTCGACGCGCTCCAGTGCGGCGGGGTGCTGGCGAACGACAAGCACGTCGTCGCAATCGCGGCCTCGAAGGGCGTGGCCGGCGCGGCGTGCGTTCAGCTAACCATCATGGACGCGGAGGGACCGACATATGGCAACTGGTAGACCGTGGATTATCCGGCGGCTCGGCACGCAGTATTTAGCCGATTGGGACGGCCGCGAGCCGACGTGGACCGACGACGAGGAGGAGGCGCTCGAGTTCGTCGACGAGGCGGCGGCGAAGAGAATCAAGGGCTTGCTGCCCTGGGTCAAGGGCGAGCGGGTCCAGGCGTTCCCCCGCGAGACGCAGCGGGAGCGGCGCGAGTGGCTGCGGGAGACCTTGGCCCGCAAGTTCGCCCTGCGGCTGCTCAACGCCGAGTACTTCCTCGATGGCCGGCCCAATCCGCACTACGTCGACATGCCGACGAGCGGATTGAAGTTCGGCAAGGAAGTCGATCGGCTGGCGGCGGAGATCCTGGCCCGCCGCGTGCGGGTCAAGCTGGATGAGCTGCCGAGGCCGGCGGCGCTGTCGGTGGCCGCGACAAGGTACGTGCGGCAATGCGATCGCGGGCGTCCCGCGGTCGCGAGTCGGTTGAGTCGAGCAACGAGAATATCGGAGGATTGAGCGATGGATGATACGAACACTGCACTAATAGAACGCGCGGCCGGTCTTATGGCGCGGTCGCTTGCATGGCTGCGCGATAGGCCATGTCATAGCTGGGTGGACTCGTGGACCGGAGGCTATCGGGTGGGTCCGGCCGTCAAGATCGTTGCGCATCCGCATCGCATTGTGATCGCCCAGGACTGGCACACGCGAGAAGTCGTTGTGTTGAATTCCGTTGAGGTCGCCACCCTGCGGCCGTATCCGGCGGAGCCGATACCGCAGCCGGATTAGGCCACCCATAGCCCAATCGGCTAGCCGGGCGGCGGTCCCTCGCGCACGATACGGCGCATGACGACCGCCGCCGCCACCATTCACGCGCTCGCCCTCTTGGCCCTCTGTGGCCAGACCCTACCGCGTCTCGCCGATCCGGCACGCGACGCGGCGCTACGCTCGCCCCGGACGGTTCATTACGACGACCGCACGATCCCGCGAGCATACGCCCACGCTGGCGGGTTCCATTCGCCCGCCTACAACATCTCCGCCGACCCGACCGATAGCGGTCTGCGGCACGGCGAGGGCGGAAACGCGAACGTCCAGTTCCCTTGGAAGTTCGGCGGTGGTCTCGACCACTCGCCGGGAGTCCGCAGCGCGAAGGCCCTGACGCTCCCCGAGGCTCCGGGCGGAGTGTGGCCCGTCGTCGCGTGGCAAGGCCGATTGCCGGGCCATCCCGGCATGGGTCCGGAGTCCGCGACCCGATGGCGATTCCCTCGCGGGGCCATCCTGTGGGAGATTTTGTCGCACGACGTGGGCGGCTCGCCGATGGTGTTCGAGGTCCGCGCCCGAATCCGCCAGCACGACTACTGGGATACCTCGATCTACCGCCCGTTTCCGCGATGTGCGGACCTGGCGGACGAACTGACCCGCCGCGGCGTCGAGCCTGCCGCCGTCGCCGAACTCCGCGCCCCTGCGGTGCTGACCGTCGTGGACCACTCCGACCGCGCGAACCGCACGAGGCCCGCATTCGTGGGCAAGGCCGCTGTCGCCTGGATGCCGCGGCTACCGGTCCCGCTCGTCGCCGAGCTGCTCCGCGACACGCCTTTCGCGGACGCCACCGGGACCGCGTGGGCCACCAGCGGCGAACTGCACTGCTACGCCCCGACGACCGACACCGCCGGGCAACTCGTGCCGATCCGCTACGCCGGGACAATTGTCGGGACGGATACCGATTCGTGCGCCAAGTGCCACGACGGGGTGGCCCGCCACGCCCGCCATTTCGACGCCGCTCGGGGCTGGTACGGTCACGTGCGCGGCGACGATGGGATTTTCTCGTTTCATCCGATCGACCCGTCCAGAATCTCGCGCAACGGCGCCACCATCCCGCCGCTACTCAACCGCCACCTGGTCGAGGCCGGCATCGTCTCGGCCTACGATCCCGCTCGCCACCCTGGAGACCTGTATCATGCCCTGGCCCCCTAGCTGGTTCCCGTGCGTCACCGCCCTCGCTCTGCTGGTGTCCTGGCCCCTGCCGGCCGCTCGCGGCGACGCGCCCGAAGACGCTTCGGTCCGCGTGAATATCCCCGGGGCCGCCGGCTCCGGCGTGGCCATCGGGCCGGATATCGTGGCGACCAATTGCCACGTCGTCGACTGGAAGCACCGCACCGATGTGACGGTCACGACGCACGCTGACGGGCGGACCTACCGCGCGGAAACCGTGGCCCTCGATCCGGCCGCTGACGTGGCACTGCTGCGGGTGACTGGCATCCGGTTCGCCCCGGTGGCGATGGCCGACGCGGCCGAAGGCGCCGAGGTACACCTGCTCGGCTACGGCCGGCGTGGAGTGCTCGCGCGCGGGGCTGGTCGCATCCTTCGGGCAGTCTGGGGCCACCGCACGCCGCGCGGGCAGGTGCCGGTGACGCTGTGCCACCTGGCGAGCGAACCGGGCGATTCGGGCGGCGGAATCTTCGACGCCCAGGGCCGGCTCGTGGCGATCAATTGGGGCCGCGATGGCGTGGGACAGTCGCTATCGACGCCGGCGCGGTACGTAGCCCAACTCCACGCCGACTACTTGCGGCAGATCGGAGCGGACGAGACGCAGTGTGGCCCCGGTGGCTGCTCGCCGTCGAGCGGCATGACCGCCGGCGGTGGATTTGGCCCGCCGGCGCCCAAGTTCCCGGTCCAACGGCCGGCGACACCGCCGCAGCAACTCGCCCCGCCGCTCGTGCCCGTGCCGCCGCAGCCCGCGCCGGCTCCGGCTCCGGTCGACGCCGACAAGCTCGTCGCCGCGATCGTCGAGCGGATGGCCGCCGACCCGCGATTCCGTGGCCCCGCAGGACCGCAGGGGCCGCCTGGCGTTGGCACGCCGGCCGTCGATATCGACTCGATCGTCGCCCGCGTAGCGGCTCAGGTGGGCCGCTGCGAGTGCCCGCCGCCATCGACCACCGCGCCGACCGCTCCGCGAGTGCACTACGTGCTCGTGGGCGATGATCGCGTGGCCAACTGGTCGCGCGTCCTGGCCGCTTACCGAACCGCGACGAGCACCTTCCGGGGCATCCGATTGGAGGCCCCGCCGGCAGCGTACGTGGGCCAACTGCCCGCGCTCGTGCGCTACACCGATTCCGTCCCCGAGTACGTTGCTCGGGGCAGTTACGAGGTTGAGCAGGCCCTAAGCCGCATGGCCCGCGGGCAAGCTCTGTAAGGAGACGTTTCGATGGATCCCGAAGTCGCAAAATTGATGGCGCAAAGCGCCGCCCAGGGCCATATGGCGAACATGGCGAACATCTCGGCCGCCGGCCAAAACTTGGCCCAAGGGCTTGGCGTGGTGAATACCGCCGTGATCCAGGCCCAGGCGTCGGTGTCGGATGATCCCGGACTGGTCACGGCGTTCCAAACGGCGGCCCGGTCGCCGGACCAGGGCGCGATCAAGTAGTGGCCTAGTCGGTCGGCCGTCGCCTTCGAGCGGCGGTCGACCATTTTCCCGACCACGGCACAATGGTGGAGACGACCATGACGCCCGACGAACTGATCGACCTATCGACGCGAGCGGCGGAGCAGGCCAACCGCGTGGCACTCTCGGCCCTCGCGGGGCAGATCGACGCCGCCGAACGGATCGCCGCCCGGCAGGTGTCGGACTCGCTGGCGCGGGCCGGAGTGGAGATCCTCCGCGACCCAAACGCAGGAGCGGCGCCGACATGAGTGGACTTGCCCAAGCCGCCGTCGAACACGCGCTCGAAGTCGGCGCCGCCTACCGGCAAAATATGGCCCTCAGACACGGCCTCGAACAACCCCGCGCGATCCGGGTGACGGAGACTCCCCGCCAGCCGGTCGCGCAAGCTATTCCCCTGCCCGACCCGGCTATGGTGGGCCGTTCGGTCCTGGGGATGTCGCCCGCAGGGGCGGCGCTCGCGGCAGCCGCCCTCGCCTCGCTCGTCTCCGGCGCGGGAGGGTGGCTGCTCGCGGGTCGTGGATCGACCGCGAAAGAGGAGACGAAGCCGCAGGCCG